TCATGCCATACTCAGACGCTACGTAGTCAATCGTGAAAAACTCTAAGTCGTACAGGAAGAGCAGTAGGTGCAGGTACGACTTGGTGAGGTCTGGGTTGCTTTCTAGGAATTCGTTAGTAGCAGAGCGCAGGTTCTTCAGGTGGTTGTGCTTCACATATCGCTCTGGCAACTTCGACACTTCTCTAAATAGTCTAGATCTTTTTACTGTGGACTTGGGCATTTAAATTGTGTCGTATCTTTGATGTAAACAAATTTACATCATGAGTCCCAAAGACACCCTCTTCTTCGCCGAAATGTACTCGCTCGTCAAGAAGATGGAGGAGACTATCGACGAGTTTGAAATGAAAGATCGAGTTCTCGCATCGATAATCGTAGGTGTTCTTGACCTTGAGGCAATAGAATACGGAGACGAGGAAGCTGAAATGAAAACCATGTACAGCTTCAATCTCCAGAGCCGAGCCGAGCTAGAGTCAGTAAAGCAGGTTATGGACAATGCCTATCAAGACGATGATGACATCGACCTGGACAACCTCCTAGGCGATTTGGGCATATCCTTAAACTAATGGAAGGACTTATTAGAAAAATTGTCATTGGCAAAGAGCCAAAAGACGGCATGGCTTATTACATCGGCATGCGAGCAGGAAGAGGTGAAGTGTCCGCTATACTAGAAGACGATCACCATCTTCACAAGTTTGGAAAGAAAAGGTATCTTATCTATATTGAAAACGAAGAAGGAACACTCCTTTGGAAGGCGGTAGACGAAATGCCTTGCATGCTTGAATACGATTTAAACTTTTAATTAATGAAAACGTTTGACTTGTTCGTTGTTGAGATCAACAAACGGATAAACGACACCATGAAAACCGAGGGCGGCTTAGAGCTCTACATAGACAACAGATTCAATGAATTCCAAAACAGAACCACAGAAGCGCCCGTCGTGGCGGTCCCGTTTAAGTACGATACTGGAGTCGAAGTGGGTGACACTTTGTACTTCCACCATCTCGTTGTTATTAACGATGGTCAGCCTCTTACTGGTGAGGATGATCACTATCTTGTACGCTTCGATCCTGATCACACCGTTAACAACCAGGCTATTGCTTACAAGTCTGCAAAGACTGGGGACGTACATCCGTTGGCGGGCTGGTCACTTCTCGAACGAGTGGAAGAAAGAGAAGAGAAACAGTCTGATATTATCGACGTTGTTAAACTCAAGGACAGCCCTGTCACGAAAGGGAAGGTCTCTTTTACTCCGCCTTGGGTGGAAGAGCTAGGGCTCGAAGTAGGAGACGTAGTTGGGTTTCGAAAGAACATGGACTACAGGATTACAATTGAAGAGAAAGAATACTATCGGGTCCGCGCAGAAGACCTGATGTATAAAGAAATTTAATATGTTTAGCAAAGAAGAAATTTTTGCTCTCCTTTCTGATGAGGGGGCCATGCTTGCTGACGGGTTTGACGCAGCGGTAATAGGTATTACGTTTGGTGCGAACATGATTGCTGTTTACAGTGTTCAAGCATGTCTTGACATTTTGATGGAAGAGGATGAGATGAGCTTTACAGATGCCCTCGAATACTTCGAGTACAACATGGCTGGCGCATACGTTGGAGAGAAGACGCCCATCTTTGTTTACGATATCCAGGAAGATGTCTAAGTTCACTACGATTAGCGCATCCAAGAGGTTGATGGCAAGCATGGAGGTTGCTATCAATAACATGATTGAAGAAGTAAAAAAACCTGTGGACCCAGAAGCTGGTGGATCTGCAAGGAAAGCAGAATTGCAATCCATTAAACAAACAGCTATTGACTGTAAGGAGTTGCTGATAGAGCGTCAGCGTTTAGAACAAATGGTTAAAGAGCTACAAGACAATGGATCAATCGAAAAAGAAAAAGACTACTCAGGAGGATTCGCAGAACGTTTCTCAAAATAACGCTAGTGGATTGATCTACTGGGACGACTATGACTTTGATAATCAGGACAGTACAACAGATTACTTAGAGATAAATATATGCACCCGTAGCTCAGCTGGATAGAGCATCTGCCTTCTAAGCAGACGGTCACAGGTTCGAGTCCTGTCGGGTGTACGAATTAAATTAAAAACATGCCAGACTTACATTGCCCAGAATGTGGTTCGCAGCGATTTGAGCGAAACCTCACCATGAAAGTAAAAGACGGAAAGACCTACTACGTAGAGGGTCAGTGCGAATGTGGGGCCCAGATGGAGCTCACTAACCCCAAGACAGGGGCGCCAGGGTTTAAAGGAATGGGAAGGTTTGGTAGAAGTTACTGATGTCCGCGCTTATTGACATAGACGGGTATGAAACTAAAGGGATTAAGATCGACCCTAACGGTACAGAGGGAGAGATCATGGAACTCCATGGGTTACTCGTTGTACTCCCAAAGAAACCAAAGCGATCGGAGATTCTCTTCCATGAAAAGCCAAAGGCAATGCAGATGTGGCAACGCCTTGCTATGCCCGAAGAACTGCAAAGGATTCGCAGTATGGATGAGTGGCTCGAAAAGCCTTCCGAGTTTCGGAACAAGTTTCGTTCTTACGTCGAGGAAGAGTTTCAGCGTAGGCGCGACGGTGTGTGGTTTTACAATAATGGGGTCCCTACGTATATTACAGGGAGACACTATATGTTTCTACAATGGTCTAAAATTGATATCGGATACCCATCATACCTCGCTTTCCAAAGAGAAATCTTTCTGCACATGGCTGCTTGCGAAGCTGATCCCCGTTGTTTCGGTCAGCTATATACTAAGTGTCGTCGTTCTGGCTACACTAATATATGCTCTGCTGTGCTTGTGGACGAGGCTAGTCAGGTTAAAGAGAAGCTGCTGGGCATTCAGTCAAAGACTGGTAAAGATGCTCAGGAAAACATCTTCATGAAAAAGGTGGTTTCTATCTTTCGGAGCTACCCCTTCTTTTTCAAACCCATTCAGGACGGTACCACTAACCCCCGCATGGAACTAGCCTTCCGTGAACCCTCAAAGCGTATCACGAAAAACAACAAGACCTCCCACAGGGGAGATGCGCTCAACACCGTCATTAACTGGAAGAACACCACGAATAACGCATATGACGGAGAGAAGCTACACATGCTGTATCTCGATGAGGCGGGAAAGTGGGAGAAACCCACGGACATACGTGAAGCGTGGAGGATTGAGCGAACCTGCTTGATAGTTGGTAAGCGCATAGTTGGCAAGGCCCTCTTAGGCAGTACAGTGAACCCCATGGGTAAAGGGGGAGAGGAATACAAGGGCCTCTGGGAAGACTCAGATCCTAACGAAAGAAACAACAATGGCAGGACCAGGTCGGGCTTGTATCGAATATTCATCCCAGCATACGAGGCGCTAGAGGGCTTCTTTGATAAGTATGGAAACGCAGTCGTAGACAACCCTCCGAACCATATCCCTAACATGACCCGCCGCATAAAGTTTCGTGGTGATATAATAGGTATAGACGGGGAGGTCATAGACCAGGGGAGCAAGTCGTATTTAAAAAACGAGAGAGAGTCATTTAAAGATGATCCCTCCGAGCTCAATGAGATTATCAGGCAGTTTCCGTTTACCGAAGATGAAGCATTCAGAGACAGCATCGACGGCAGCCTGTTTAATATCGGGAAGATCTACCAGCAAATAGAGCACAACGATAGCCTTTATCCTAACCCAGTTGTACAGGGGAACTTTGTGTGGCGCACAAAAGATGAAGAGGTGGTGTTCTCCCCAGACCCAAACGGGAGGTTCCGAGTGGCTTGGCTTCCGCCTGACCACCTCAGAAACAATAAGGCAGACGAGCGCGGCAAGCGAGTTCCGCCTAACGGACACATCGGGGTAGGCGGAGTTGACTCTTATGATCTAGATGCTACAGTAGATGGCAGGGGCTCGAAGGGTGCGCTGCATATGTACAACAAGTTCAACATGGATGTGCCGCCGAATATGTTTGTTGTGGAGTACGCTTCTCGTCCAGACCTGGCTAGCATCTTCTATGAAGATGTTTTGATGTGCGCATTCTTTTATGGTTATCCTCTGCTTATAGAGAACAACAAGTACGGCATCGCAAGATACTTTGAATCAAGAGGTTATGACGGCTACTTAATGGATCGTCCTCAGCATTTGCGTAACCCTAACTCATCTGGGAACGTAAGGACTAAAGGCATCCCCTCAAACTCTCAAGACGTAATTCAGTCTCACGCTCAATCCATCGAGGCCTATATTCACGATCACGTAGGAATTAGAGCGGAGACAGGAGAGATGGGGAACATGCCTTTCAATAGAACGCTAGAAGATTGGATTGCATATAAGATCGACAAGAGAACTAAGTTTGACTTGACCATTAGCTCTGGTTTAGCCTTACTGGCAGCACAAAAGCAAAAGCAAAAGAAGGTGAAGTCCGACTTTAACGACAAGAAGTTTTTTAGGACATACACCCCAAAAGTCTGGCACTCCTAGTTTTACTATATTTGCATTGAGTTAAAATAACTCCAACATTGCAGATGTATAGTAACACTAAAAAATCTTCTAATTTTCCTGACCCCTTGGCTTCCTCTGAGGAAAAGCAAGGAAGGGAATATGGCCTTAACTACGCCAAGGCTATATACAATCAGTGGGGAAAGATAGACCAACAGAATTCAGCTTACGGGAACAGAAGAAAGACTTTCGAGAAAAACAGAAGGTATGCCAACGGGACACAAGACACCGCTATCTATAGGTCGCTTCTTACTTCTCTGGATCCTAACAATGGCGATGGGAGTATGCTCAACCTGGACTTCACTCCAGTTCCTATCCTTCCTAAATTCGTAAGGATTGTAGTAAACAAAATATTGTCGCTCAACCCATACCCTAATTTAGAAGCTGTTGATCCCCTCTCCTCTTCTGAAAAGGATATGGAGAAAAAGAAAGTTGAGTTTTCTGTAAAGTCCAAGAAAGCCCTACAGGGATTAAAAGAGGGATTGGGTGTTGAGATCAATGGCGACCCCGATTCTATTCCAGACACCCTAGAGGAGGCTGAGATCTTTATGGGGACGAACGTGAAGGCTTCTTCTGAGATAGCTGCTCAGATAGCCACAAACCTTACTCTTACTTGGAATGACTTTAATGAGTCGATCCTGAGAAGGTGCGTCAACGATCTGGCCGTCCTGGGGATAGCCGTAGTGAAAAGAGACAACGATCCTCAGTACGGATTGAAGACCGAATATGTAGATCCTTCAAATTTCATACACAGCTTCACAGAGGATCCAAACTTCGGGGACTTAGTATATGCTGGTCAGGTCAAGCACGTTCCCATCCAGGAGCTAAAGAGAATGGCTGGAGACCAGTTTACAGAAGAGCAGTATAAAACCATAGCTCAAAGAGCTCAAAAAAAATATGGGTATGATGCTGGTAAACTTACCCAGTCCTCTTACGATAAGGTGAATAACGTTTCTAGGTTTGGGTACGATGAGTACATGATTGAAATCTTGGACTTTGAGTTCATGGGGGTTGATTGTGAATACTACGAATCCAAGGAGAGCAGATATGGGAATGTAGGGTTTTACGCAAAGGGAGAAAGATATAAGGCGCCAACCAGCTCTGTATTTAATAGGGAGATTACCAAGCTGGAGACCTCTTCGGTTTATGGCGGGTGCTACATCCTTGGCACTGACTTCTTGTTTAA